AGCTTGTGGCTCGCGTTCGAGGACTCATTGCGCCTTACCTAGCACCTAACTCCATGGTGGGCTGATGCCAGCGATAACCACACTCCGCACATCGATTGCAACGGCTCTAGCCGATAACACAAAGTATTCAGTTTATTCGTTTCCTCCTGCCACGCCTGTAGCGAACTCAGTCATTGTGACTCCTGCTGATCCTTATATTGTGCCAACCAATAATGACTACACAGCAATTGCACCAATGGCTAACTTTAAGATTTCTATCCTTGTTCCATTGCTTGACAATGAGGGCAACCTTGCTGGCATAGAAGCCGACATAATTCGGGTCTTTGCGCTCTTAGAAGCCTCCAGCATTGTATTTAACGTAGGAAGCGTCAGCGCGCCAAGCGTCCTGTCAATCGCTTCTGGAGATTTACTTACTTGCGACATTGCAATAAGTACCCTAACGGAATGGAGCTAATCGATGGACGATTGGACAAAGGAGCAAGCCGACTTTCTAATCAAGATTGGTCAGCTTCCAGCAACAAAGCCAGCAATACAACCCACATCTAAGAAAGACGAGGAATAACCTAAATGGCAGTATTTCTAAGCAACAACGTAGGCGTCAAGGTTAACTCAGTTGACCTTAGCGATCACGTCACATCAGTAACGCTCAACCGTTCATTCGATGAACTCGAAGTAACAGCAATGGGCGATTCAGGACACAAGTTTGTCAAGGGTCTTGAGGCTTCATCAGTAACTCTTGATTTCCTTAACGACACAGCATCTGCAAACGTACTTGCAACCCTTCAGGCTGCTTGGGGAACTAACGTTACAATCGTTCTACTTCAAACAAAGGGAACAGCAGTCTCTGCAACTAACCCTCTTTACACAATGACTTGCTTGATTAATAACACAACCGATATCAACGGCGCAGTTGGCGATCTCTCAACTCAGAGCCTTACATTCAACGTATCAGGTACAATCGCAGTAGCTACAACAGGTAGTTTCTAAACAATTAACTAAGGGGCTAAAATGGCAAAACTCAAGGTAACAAGGGCAGACAACTCAGTAACAGAGTACGAGATTACTCCACTGATTGAGTATGCCTTCGAGCAATACGCCAAGAAGGGCTTTCACAAAGCCTTGATTGAAGATCAGAAGCAGTCAGATGTTTACTGGCTCTGCTGGGAAGCAATTAGACGTTCGGGTGAAACAGTTAAACCTTTCGGGGAACAGTTTCTTGAGACTCTCAAGTCAGTTGAGGTTCTTGAGTCTGACCCTTTAGGGTAGATAGGAACTCCGTCACCTATACCGCAGCTCGTTTGAGCTACGAGTATGGAGTTCCTTTTCAAACCATTGTGGAACTTCCTACGATGGCGTTTAAGGCACATATAGACGTCCTCAAGGACATAGCAAAGGAGCGGAACGATGCCAGTAAAGCTGCAAGGCGCGGTCGCTCTTAGGAAAGCCTTAGCCGTTGTGGAACCTACATTGGCAAAAGAAACGACAAAAGAAATTGCGTCATTTCTTAAGCCAGTAACTACAATCGCTAAGGGCTACTTGCCATCTAATGATGCAGCACCTAGCGGCTGGCTTAAACGCCCAAACGCTGGGGGTCGATGGGCGAGTCGTGCTTACGATGCTACAGAAGCGCGTAAGGGCATCACATTTAAGTCAAGTCCTAGCAAGTCTAATCGTCGCGGTTTTGTTGCCTTGGCTTCTATTTTTAACAAATCTGCTGCTGGAGCCATTTATGAAACCGCAGGACGCAAATCAGGTGTAACTGGAAACTTTACTCCACGCCTTGGCGGTCAGCTTGTTGGAAAAGGTCAGAAAATGACAGGTCGAGCAATCTTTCGTGCTTTTGAAGAAGATCATGGCAAAGCCCAAGATGGTGTAGTTAAAGCCATATTTAAGGCAAAAGAGAAGTTTGATTCATTGAAGGATAAGGTCTAATGGCAGATTTAAGAATTGACTTAGCAGCCGAGTTTAAGGGTAAAAAAGCCTTTAAGGAAGCAGATAAAGCAACTGGCTCGCTAGATAAAGCCGTTAATGCCCTAGGCAAGAAACTTGTTGCAGCTTTTGCTGTTGAGAAAATTCTGCAATTCGGTGTTACAGCTGTCAAAGCATTTACGGAAGATGAAGCCGCTGCTTCTAAATTAGCCAAAACTGTCGATAATCTTGGATTAGGCTTTGCCAATCCAGCCATTGCTAAATACATTGACGAACTCACGCTTGCGACAGGTGTTGCCGATAGTCAGCTTCGTCCAGCCCTACAGAGCCTTATCAGCACGACTGGTGCAGTCACATATTCTCAAGAATTGCTTTCTCAAGCTATCGATATTTCTCGCGGTTCAGGCGTCGAACTTTCGACAGTCGTTTCTGATTTAACTGCTGCATATACAGGACAGACTAAGGGAATTGCAAAATATAAAACAGGCTTGAGCAAAGCCCAATTAGCAAGTATGAGTTTTTCAGATATTATGACCAAGTTAAATGGTCAATTTACAGGTTCCAATTCTGCTTATTTGCAGACATACGCAGGTAAAATTGGACTGATTAAGAACGCTGCTGGGGAAGCAACTGAGGCGATTGGTAAAGGTTTAGTTGATGCTTTTTCAATACTTGCTGGTGGAGCGAATGGTGATATTTCATCAATCACTACCAGCATGATTAACCTTGCAACATCTATTGGCGACATATTTAGAGGTGCTGCTTATTACATCAAAGAGTTCTTAAACAACCCAATAGTAAGTAAGTTGATACAAGTAGCAATGTGGTTTTGGAATAAGATAGGCAAAAAACTTGTGATGCTTTCTAATCCAATTCTTAATCTTGCATTTAAGGCATCAGAAAAAGGAAAGACTTTACGAGGTAAAGAGCCATCAACTGGAATGACAGCAGCTCAGCTGGCTATCATTGCCGAAAAGGATAGACTAGCTCGCCTTAAGGCAGACAAAGCTGCTGCGGCAGCAGCTAAGCAAAAAGCTGCGCAAGACAAAGCTCTTAAGAAGGCTGGAACGATTTTTGATCTTGAGCAGATTCAAATTGTCGCAGCTCTTAAAGGTCAAGTATCAGCAGAAGATAGAAAACGCCTTGAGGCTCAGGCTGCTATTCTAAATGGCAATGCAGACTTAGCAATGACTTTAACCAAACAGATTCTTATGGCTCAAGATTCCAGCGGCAAGTTATATCAGTATTTCTTATCTATTGGCGATGCCACTATTAAAAATCCATTCTCGTTCTTAGATCAATGGATTATCGAATTTCAAAAGAAACTTGATGGGCTTAAAGCTCCGATTCTTACAACCATAACAACTAGCGCAGGAACTACAGCTATTGCTCCAGTAAGCGGAGCAGTTCAAGGATTTACTCCGTCCGTTCAATATCCAACACCTAGCGTGTCAGCTGGTGACGCTGGCTTTATTGGTCCAGTTGCTCCACAGCCAGTTATCAACGTAACTGTGCAAGGCAATATCATCAAGGAGCAAGAACTTATTAACCAAGTCCTAGCGGGAGCGCAGCTTTCTAGCCTTTCGGGTTCACCGTCTCAGATTGGTAGAATCGCAGGTATGTTCGGCTAATGGCACTTCCAGCGCAGATAGCCGTTTCCTTTGACTTTACCAACGGCGCGACATTTGGCTATAACGGCTTCGTTATTGGCGATGATAAATACGGAATCTTAGGTACAAACACTTTAGGCGATTCCAGTTCACCAGAACCTACAGTTGATCTCACTCCCAATGTCTATGAGATCAGCATTACCCGTGGGCGCAATATCCAGCGCGACCAGTACGAGGCAGGACAATGCACAGTTCGAGTCTTAGACCCTCTCAGCTACTTCAACCCACAGAACACGTCAAGCCCTTACTACGGCAAACTTGTACCATTACGCAAACTGCGTGTTTCTGCAACGACTAGCACCACACAGAAGTATCTATTCTCAGGTTATGCCATCGAGTATCGTTATACCTACCCAGTTAATCAAGATACAGGTTATGTCGATATTGTCTGCCAAGATGCTTTCCGCCTATTTAACATGGCTAACGTCAGCACCATCACAGACTCAGGCGCAGGGCAGGACACAGGCACACGCATAGGCAAGATACTTAATCAAGTCTCATTCCCTAGCTCGATGCGCACAATCGCTACTGGGGCTAACACTTGCATTGCTGATCCTGCAACCAACCGCACAAGCCTTGCAGCCATCAAGAACGCAGAGTTCTCTGAGACAGGCGCGTTCTATATGGACACTTCAGGCACAGCCGTGTTCAAGTCCAGAGCGCAGGTTATGGCTTCTCTAGCAACTTCCCCTACAGCCTTTAATCAAACTGGTGGGATTCCCTACAAGAACCTTAAATATGCCTTTGATGACAAACTCATCATTAACCAAGCCAGTCTAGGACGCGTAGGCGGCACAGTTCAGGTTGCTACCAATCAAACCTCAATCGATAAATATTTTCCTCACAGCATTACACAGACAGACCTTGTAGCTGAGACAGATACCATCGTCTCAAACATAGCCAAGGAATACATCGCTACCCGTCAAGAGACGACTATTCGCATTGACGAGATGACAGTCGACTTACTAGATCCATCAGTTCCAACCGACACAATGCTCGGACTGGACTATTTTTCAAACTTGCTGATAACCAACATTCAGCCAGATGGTTCGACCATCGTTAAGAACCTGCAATTCCAAGGCGTGAACTGGTCAATCACGCCAAACAAGATGACAGTTAATATCACAACGCTTGAGCCAATAGCCGATGGCTTCATCGTTGGAAGCTCGTATTACGGTATAATCGGCACTAATACATTGGGTTACTAGGAGATAAAATGGCATCAAATTTACCAGCAGCAACAGGCGATGTATTAACCGCCGCAACCGTGAATGGTCTAGTGACTTTTACCGTCAATAGTGACGCCACAACTGACTACACAACCGTCCTAGC